CGTAAATCAAATTGAAAGCGTCTTTGGCAACATCAGGCGTGTCATCACCAAGAATGTCTGTCTTGTAATTCTTTTTTAATACTGACGATTTGCTTACAGCATTCATTCCATAAGGCGGGTCTGTATGAACCAAATCAGGATATGTCCCTTGCATTAGTTTTTCCACATCATCAATAAATGTGGAATCACCGCACATCAGTCGATGATTGCCAAGTTGGTAAATGTCGCCCAGTTTGGTCTTGGGTTCTTCAGGCACTTCAGGAACAGCGTCCTCGTCCGTCAACCCTTCAATTTGCTCTGGCTCAAGCAACGCATCCAGTTCTTTAGGGTCAAACCCTAATAAATCCATATCAAAATCAAGCTCTTGCAGGTTTTGCAGCTCAATCTTCAGGGTCTCCAAGTCCCACCCTGCGTTCAGGGCCAGCTTGTTGTCGGCAATGACATAGGCTTTCTTTTGGGCATCTGTCAGCCCTTTTAGCCTGATAGTGGGCACTAACTCATGGTTTAGCTTACGGGCAGCCATTAGCCGCCCATGACCAGCAATGATGCTGTCGCTTTCGTCTATGAGTATTGGGTTAGTCCAGCCAAATTCCTTGATGCTTGCCGCTATTTGTGCCACCTGCTCATCAGAGTGGGTGCGGCTGTTGTTCACATAAGGGATTAGTTCTGAGACTTTTCTGTCCTCAATTTTTAGCATTTGCCGTGTTTTGCGTGATGACGCTCTGCAATGTGATGGGTTGCGCTGTGATGTGCCTTTTCAGCGATTTCATGGCGTTGTTCGGCGTATCCGATGGCCACAGCTTGCTTGATGGGCTTGTGTCCCTCTACAATCTCAGTACGGATGTTTTCTCTCAATGCTTTTTTGGAAGGACTATGTATGAGTGGCATGACACGCTCCAGGTTGAAATACGAAAAATTCTGCAATCAATGCAACAAACAATTTTTTGTGCCTGAACATAGAAAGGATTCTGCTTTTTATTGCAGCAGAAGTTGCACAGCATTGTCTACCAGAATTCATCAAGAAACAACTTGTGCAATTTGCAACACGCTTTTTACACACATTGCAAGCAGAGCAAACAAAGCTAAATATTGCAGCAGAAAATGCTATTACACAAGCCTTAAAAACAAAGGCACTAAACAATATTCTTGCCATCATTGCGGCACAAAATTCTTGGATTCGCCATCCAAAAATCGAAAATATTGTTCTCGCGCTTGTATCAATAAAGCTGCGGCTGAAACATGGAATGCAGACTTTTCGACCGTCAGAAAAAATATGAAACGCAGAGGATTGTTGAATGCATGTCAACGATGTGGTTTTGATGCCTTCACAAATATTCTTGGAGTTCATCATAAAGATCGTAATCGTTCAAATAACAGCTTGGAAAACTTGGAAGTTCTTTGCCCAAACTGCCATTCGATTGAACATGCAAAGCATATCTGTCATGGTTTTACAGAGTAGCTTCAATTTCCTTGCGGATGTTCTTCTGGCGCGTTTTGTCCGATGTCCCGTGAATCAATGGCATTTTCTGCCCCTTTCATTTGGCTGACTAAATTGGTGAGTTCCTGGATTGCGCCAGAAATCTGGATCAAGGCCAGCTCATGCTGTTTTGCTGCGCTTTGCAGCTCTTTGATGCGGTTTTCTAAAGATTCTGTGTTCATGCGGTTTCCACAATGCAAGCAATGTCGGCTTCTTGGATGATCTGATATTCCTGGCCATCGACGGTGTGGGTCGGCCAGTTCAGATAATCACCATTGCCGTACTTGATAAAGTCTCCCACTTTGGCATCAGTCACCAAAGGCCCAACGCTGACAATCGTGCCCTCGTTGAACGGCTCTTTGTTGACAATGTGGATCACATCGCTCAATTTGCGATGCTGCGGCTTGACAACAACACGGTCACGCAGTGGTTTGAACATTCTGCCTCCGTGTATATTTCCGCTTTTCCACAGGTTTTTCCACAGGCATTTCTACCACGGGCAAAGCCACAATCTCAGGCTGCTTGGCTCCAAACTCCCCACACCAATCGCTTTCGTGCTTGTTGTGGTGGGCAGGATACCGCTTGCACAATCCAATGATGTTTTGGTTTTGCCAGAATCGGCAATTCCCACATCTAGAATCACGATTAACCATTAAAAAATCTCCTTTTGATGGCCAGAGACCCGCTTGGTAGTCGGTTACCTTGCGGGTTTCGCATTTCAACCTTTGTAATGGCTGCGGTCGTGGACGTATTGATGGCCACTGGCGTGTTTTCCACCGTCAAACTTGTGTTCGCCACCTTTGACCATTTCGCTCTGACCGCTGGGAACCATGCCCTTAAAGACATTGTGGCGACTGCCAGCACGGTCTGCTGCGCCTGCATCGCCTTTCATCTCAGCATGAGTGCCGTAATGAGGGCCGTCCTCATGTTGCATGATTTCGTGGCCCATCGAACTGTGATGCTTGTGGGCCTGGTGCATGTGATGCATGGCCTTTTGCATGTGGTGGGCAGCCGACTTATGGTGTTTATGAGACATGGCTTTCACTCCAAAAATTTGATCTTAAAGATCGTTGAGTTGATGAGGTCTGCAATTTCATCCACGATGTTTTGCAGAGGGGTATCCTGCGGCAGATGCGCTCTGGCTTCTTCCACAAAGGATTTCATGCCTTCCAAGTATTTCAGCGGGTCATCGCTGGTGTGGAACTCGGAAGGGAAAGTTTTGAGCTGCTCATACCTGCCCATGTAGGCTTCGGCAAAATCGTCTGTCAGCTCGATGATCTTTTCGTAATACCGACCTAAGGCCTTATGGATCGAATAGCTATTGGTTGACCAATGCATGAAGTGCGTCACCGTGCTGGAATGCAGCAAAGCAGAGACAAATTCTGAGACTTCATCGTTCATGTTTGCATCTTACCCAAAAAAAGGGGGCTGTGAAACCCCCTGAATGGCAACTGGCACAGGCACATTATCAGGCCAAAGACCGGCCAACAAAAGTGCCTCAACGGTCTTTTTATGGGCGTTTTGCCACAAATCTTGCCTTTCTTGGCGGCTCAGATTCTTGCCTTGGTCGATTTCGTAGTGGCAAGACAGGCACAAAGCAGCCACCAGGTTGTCGTTTGCCTTGACCCCACGGCCCTTGCCGCCACCCCAGTTTGTGTGTGCAGCCTGGACCATGTGGTCAATCCCGCAATTCTGACAGGGCAGGCTTGCCACCAGCTTGAGCAGCTTCTTGCTGCGGATGTAGTCGTGCTTGGGAATCATTCGTGAGACCTGATCTGTAAACGCTCGCTGGCTTGTTTGGTGCGCCAAATTTCAATGTCCAGGCGGTGGCTTTCAAGTTCCCATTTAAGGGTTTCCTCTACCTCAACCGCAGATGCGATGCCTTTTAATAAAGTCCCATATTCGGGATCGGATAGGGCTTCCCTTTCCTGTGCGTTGGCTGCGGTGATACCCATCGCCAGGGCATCTTTCATCAGCAGGGCCAGCTTGACCTTCCTGAAATCTTCAAGATATACCCGTTGGGCCTTGGCTTCCCCAAATTTCGGGGCTTTGGCTCGGATGCTCTCTGCGTGTTCTTCTGGGGTCATCTCAATTCCTCCATCACCAAAATGTCAATCCCTGGGCCTGTTGAATAGGTCTTTGTGCAGTGCAGGGAAACGATCTGGCAGTCATCAAGAAAAATAACCCCATTCATCCCATCCAGCACGGCTTTTGCCAAATTGTCCAGGTCTGGTTTCTTTGTAGGCTTGTCAAAACCGCTTAAACACGCCTCTGTGCGCTTTTTAGAATACGACTTAGGGATAGGTAGCTTGAAATAGAGATAAACGCCCACAGGGGTTCTTAGCGGTGCTGTCGGCCCCATGGCTTTCATGCACTCAATCCGCACCAGGTATTCGTAATCCACCGTCTTTTTGTCGCTGTAAGTTCTGACGAACTCGCCCTGCCGTCTGAACCTGGGTCTGCTCTTGCCCACAGGGATGGTGTCAATGCGGAATTGAACCATGAAGGTCACTTCTTCTCTCCTATGCCGTGGGCGGCTTCGGCAAATCTAACGCCTTCCATAAAGGTATCGCTGTATCGTTGTGGCATGGGCATTTCAAGAAACGCCTGAACTACTTGCTTAGATGTCAGCGGCTCACGCTTGGGTGGGGCGGTGTAGAGCGGGTCAGTTGCATCAAACCCATCATTGATAAAGTCATTCCGCTTTTGTGGGGTCAGGTCAGAAACAAACGCCACAGGCTCTGGCTCTGGTTGTTCCAATGCTTGTTTGATGGCATCCATTGCTGTGTCAATTTCGGCTGGGAGAGCAATAGCACGTTCACCAATGCTCAGTTTGTTGATATCTTCCAAAACATCCAACGCCAGCCTCAACACTTCGTCTTTAGTCATTGCCAATCCCCAGTTGCCAACAATGCCCTAGTCACAATGACAGGGTTGTAAATCTCACCGTCTTTCACCCGATTCAGAATCTTGTGCGCCAGCTCTTTCGGCATCACAAAGTCGGTTGAAGATTGCTGTAGCTTCATTGAGTCTGTGCAGCCATCTGGCCTCACCAGTTGATCTGTATCTGTCTTTAAGCTCATTGATTCTTCTCCGCAGAAATTCGTGCAAGGAAATCGTCTTTAAATCCTGGGTCATGTTTGTCAAACTCTTTAACCTCATTCCAGATGTAGGCTTTCCATCCTGGGTTGTGTGCTAACCGCAGACAGAACTCCATCTTGTCTTTGTAGAGTTTCACAACTCTTTGCTCAAAACTCTGAATGCTGTTGCTGCACATAAAGGCACTTGTCCATTTCCAATGGCTTTAAGTCTGTCTTTGCTAGCTATTTTTGTGTCACTAACTCTGGGAATGATCTGCGTTTCATCCATGCCAACTTGTTCCCACATTCCCGACTGCAAGTTTTCTCTCTTGCTCTCTTGTATGTGAACTGAATCCCGCAATAAAGACATAT